TTTACGCCTATCGGTGATTGGGCCGTGTGGCTCATACTCGCTGGGCGGGGCTGGGGTAAGACCAGAACAGGCGGCACGGATGCAACCCTATACGCGCTAAAGAACCCGAATGTGCGGGTCGCTGTGGTCGTGCCAACATTCGGAGACCTCAAGCGTGTGGCCTTTGGTGGCGAGAGCGGGATATTGTCATACCTACCAAGGGAGCTTTTGCTGTCAGGCCGTGGGCAAGGTTACAATAGCTCTGCGCAGGAGATAAGGCTTTACAACGGAAGCATAATACAAGGTTTTGCAGCTACCGAGCCTGAGCGCTTGCGTGGGCCGCAGTTCCACCGAGCTTGGTGCGATGAGATTGCGGCTTGGCCATACCCAGAAACATTTGACCAGCTTATGTTTGGCTTACGGCTAGGGCAGAACCCGCAATGCGTTATCACCACAACCCCAAAGCCAACCCCAATCATAAAGAACTTGGTCAAGCGGGATGGCACCGTAGTCACGAGAGGAAGCACCTTTGACAACGCCGAAAACCTTGCGCCCGCCGCTTTGCAACAGCTTAAAGAAAAGTACGAGGGAACGCGGTTGGGGCGTCAGGAACTTTATGCCGAGGTGCTTGATGACATTGACGGGGCGCTTTGGACTTGGCGGTTGGTCGAGAAAGCAAAAGCACAGGAAGGCTCTGCGCCGCAACTGACGCGAGTGGTCGTGGCTATTGACCCAGCGGTTACGGGCAATGAGGATAGCGACGAGACGGGGATTGTCGTGGCTGGTTTGGTGGATGGTAAGTATTACGTCCTCGCAGACCTAAGTTTACGCGGCTCACCGGATCAATGGGCAAGGCAAGCGGTGGAAGCTTATCACCACTATGGGGCCGACAGGATAGTAGCCGAGGTCAATAACGGTGGCGATCTTGTGGAAAAAGTGATAAGAACTATAGATAGGAGCGTTCCCTATACGGCGGTCAGGGCGTCACGGGGTAAAATTTTACGGGCAGAGCCGATAGCGGCATTATACGAGCAGGGAAAAGTTTTCCACTGTGGAACATTTAAGGAGCTTGAAGATCAGATGACCAGCTACACCCCAACATCGCGCAAGTCTCCCGACAGGCTGGATGCTTTGGTTTGGGCGTTGACAGAGCTTGGCAGATCATCAGGGCAAGCCGTTTGGAGAATAAGCTAATGGGCATCTTAGACAATATCGCGCTTCTGTTGGGCAGAGGTCAGCAATCATTTGAGCGCAAGGAAGCGCCGGTAGTCCATATCAGCGGGCCAACCTATACCAGCGGCAAGAAAGATAATTTTAAAAACTTTGCCCAAGAGGGCTACAAGGAAAACGCAATCGTCTATCGCTGCGTCAATGAGGTTGCCAACGGGGCGGCGGCAATCCCGTTCTGCGTTTATCAAGGGGACATTAAGCTAGACAGCCATCCGCTGATCAGCTTGCTAGAAAGACCAAACCCTTTGCAGGCTGGCGTTGAGTATTTCCAAAGCCTTTATTCTTACCTCCTTTTGTCTGGTAACTCATACGCATTGCAACAAACTGCAAACGGCATCCCGAACGAACTGCACATATTGCGCCCCGATAGGATAGAGATTGAGCCAAGCAGCACAGCAATCCCAAAGTCTTACAAATACAAGATCGGGCAAGAGGTCATAAGAAATTACCCTGCCGACCCTAAAACCGGCGGCGCAGAGGTGAAGCACTTTAAATTCTGGAACCCCTTAGATGATTACCTTGGGCTGTCTCCGTTATCCGCAGCTTCAATATCCATCGATCAAAACAATATGGTTTCAAAGCATAACATCGCGCTCCTCGCTAACGGAGCAAGGCCATCGGGCGCTATCGTGTTTAAACCTTCCGATGATGCAGGCAACCGCACGATGCTTACGGATGGACAGCGTGACCAGTTGCAGAGTGATCTAGCCAATAGGTTTAAGGGCGTAAACAATGCTGGAAGGCCCATGCTGTTAGAGGGTGATTTTGAGTGGAAAGAGATGGGCATGTCGCCAAAGGACATGGACTTTTTAGCGCAGGCGAACATGACCGCAAAGGACATTGCTCTTTGCTTTGGTGTGCCCTCACAGCTAATCGGCATCCCAGATGCGCAAACCTACGCAAACGTCCAAGAGGCAAGGCTGGCGCTCTACGAGGAAACGATTATACCGCTTGCCCGCCGTGTGGAGAGCGACTTGAATGAATGGTTGGTGCCTGCGTTTGGTGATGACATTTCGGTTAGGTATGACATCGACGCAATCCCAGCCATGACAGAGCGGAGACGTAGGATTTATGAGAATGTTACTTCGGCAGTTAGAGACGGAATTATCTCACGCAATGAAGCTCGCGAGAGATTGGGTCTTGAACCCATCAGTGGCGGAGACGAGGTCTTTATTGCTGCAAACCTATTCCCATTGGGTGGCCCAGAAGTGGCAGACGATGAAGGCCAAGATGCTGAGGATGCTGGGAAAGAGGCCTACGGTGATTTTGAAAGCAAGTCAAAAGTGGGAACCGACACCTACACCACCAGAACAGAAGCGGCAGAACGCGCACAAGAAATAGGTTGCGTGGGCACCCATCAGCACACGGTCGACGGGGAAGTTGTTTTTATGCCGTGTGATACTCATTCTGAGTACGATAGCCTCACTGGCGATAAGAGAAATTATCTTGACAGATATGTTAGCCCTGATGACATGCGGCATAGGGAGCGTGATAAGGCAGAGGATGAACAAGATATTGAAACCACCAAAGCCGAAAGCGATGTTGACACCAAGCCTACAGAAGCGATGGCACGGAATGCACAGCGATCATTAGACTTGCGGAAGGAATATGGCAGGGGGATGACTAGGGTCGGTGTAGCCCGCGCAAACCAGCTTATAGACCGAGAGCGCTTATCACCTGATACGGTGCGGCGTATGAAAAGCTTTTTTGCCCGCCATGAAGTGGATAAACAGGCGCAGGGTTTTCGCCGTGGCGAAGATGGCTGGCCAAGCAACGGCTTGATCGCGTGGTTAGGTTGGGGCGGTGATGAGGGACAAGCTTGGGCCAACCGCAAGACAAAGGCTTTGGATAAAGAGCGTGATAAAAGCATAGACTTTGAACTGCACCCAATGGCCTACCTTGAGAGCGAACAAAAGGCACCAATATCCGCAGCGGTCAAAAAGGGTTTGGCTGAAAAGGTTAAAGACCACAACGATGAGCACGGGGAAAAGAAGGGTAAGCGTGTGACGCAGGGTATGCTGGAAGCGGTGTTCCGCAGGGGCGTTGGGGCTTATAACACCAACCCATCCAGCGTGAGGCCCACAGTAAGCAGCGCGGATCAATGGGCGTATGCCAGAGTAAACTCATTTTTGTTTGCGGTAAGGCGGGGAAGGTTTAAGGGCGGCAAGTTTGACACTGACTTACTGCCAGAGGGCCACCCTTTGCGGACTAAGGACAAGGCCATAGCCGCCGAGTGATTGGGTGGGATTTACGCCCAACCCATAGAGACTGCAAATATCCAGCCGATGGATGCGGTTGCTATAACCGCAAAGATGATAAGGTCTTGCTTGAAGTTTGACATTACGATGCCTCCATTGCTGAATACGCTTCTGCGATTTTGGTGTGGGCTTTTTTGGCGTCATCCTTAACGCCTTGCACATGATACTGAGCCTTGAATTTGTTGGGGCTCTTGCGCATGGCTTGCTTCATAAGGTTGTCCTCATGGTGAGTGTTCATTGCGCCGTAAGCCCAATAAGCGCCGCCCTTCATGGCACCATCGTCGATGGCTTTGTTGATGGCTTTGTTGGCCTCAAGTTTAATTGCCAATGCGCCATTTTCGTTAAAGGCGTGGAACAATGTGAAATCTTTTAAGCACATGCCCTCGTCAGTTGTTGCGATGTGCATTGCGAAAGATGGTGTTGACTTGCTTGGCATGGTGGCCTCCTGTGTTGCTATGTGAGTATGAATACAGTGAGCGCGATGAGCTGTAAATAGTTTATTTACTGCGCAGCCGATTATTCTTCAAAGGGCAAAAAAAAGGGGGCCGAAGCCCCCGCCGGTTATGCGGCCCGCTTGGCGCGGTATTTGAGAGGGCCAAAGTCGAGGCCGCTTGCAAGGGTTGGGTCATCGTTGCGCAGTAAAGCTCTGGCCTGCTTTTTTGCATCGTTGTTTGAGTGTGCGAGAAGGTGGTAGCTATATTTTGGGAAAACGCCTTTTGCATATTCCTTTTTAGGAGAGATGACTACGAGATAGCCTTTTAAGGTGTAGTCGATGGCTGGCGTTGGCTCGACAGGTGCATTGTCACGCATGGCGATAAACGCTGCGTCACAGGCATCTTCGTTAAGGGAATTAAGATACCAGTCGTTTAATGCTGCGCCGCGTGAGCTTTCGCCGCTATCGCAGATTGCGTTTTTCTTAGCCAGCGCTTGCATAACGCCGCCGATAGATTGCTTGGACCACCCGAGCTCTTTACCAAGGTCATCAGCGTTCATTGCTGACATGTTGTCATCCTTAAGTTCTGCGTGGTTTTCTGCACCGTTTGTTTCGTTGCAAGCTTTGGCAAATGTGCCGAGCATTAAGAGTTCTTTTTGAGTAAAAGCTGTCATTTGGGGTTCCTCCTTGGGGTTGCTAATAAAGCTTTCATAACGTGAGCTAGATTAGCTGTAAATAGTTTATTTACTTTTATTCGGGTATAGAGAAGAAAAAGTTTTGGTGCTATAAAGGGGCATGAACATTCCTATCTTTATCAAGCAAGGCCGCAAGCGCGTATCCATTGCCAAAGAGATCCGCGAGGTAAACCGCCTGCGGATGGGGTTTGAACGCAGTATGCGAAGCCGGTTGTATGCCTTATTCGCTGAGTTCGGGGTAAAGGCGGCAGCGGAGTATCAGGCACGGGAAAGCGTTGATGACGCCCTACGCCCCTTAGAGGGCCGCGTAAGCACTATATTCCGCGCAACTTATACTGATGTTATCGAAACATTTGCCAACAGGGTTTTTGATAGTCGTAAGCTGACCCCGTTTGGTGACTTGGTGTTTACCTATTACCAGCGTGAGGGCGCTGATAAGGTGCAGGCCGTATCCGCAACAACCAAGCGGCGCATCTTGCGGGCAATAAACCAAGGCGAGAAAGAAGCGCTTGGGGTAGACAAGACAGCAAAGCTAATCATTGAAAAGACTTCTGGCGTTATCGGTAGGTCGCGGGCGGCAACCATAGCTAGGACAGAAACACACGCCGCCGCCTCTTATGCCACAGATGCAGCGACCCGTGAGCTTAACTTACCAAACCAGAAAAAGCGTTGGGTTTCGGTAAGCGATGGACGCACACGCACGGCACACGCGCAAGCAAACGGGCAAGAGGTGGAGATAGACGAAAAGTTTTTAATCAGGATCGGCGGGCGTGAGGTAAATATGTCCTATCCGCACGATGGTTCTGGTGGCCCAGCTAACAATATCAACTGTCGGTGCATTGCTGTTTATTTCACAGACGAGGACGCGCTGTTTGATGATGTTGATAACCAGCTTGAGCCGCCGCCCCCGCCGCCATTGCCAACAGTTGAGCCACCCCGCCGCCGCCGCAGGCGCCGCCGTAACGAGGTTGACGCCACTCCACCTCCATCAATGATTGATTTTAGCGCGAATATATATTCCAACAGTAGAGGGAAACCAGCAACCGCAAAGACCAAGAAGGCTTTTAATGAATGGATGGATAGCCGGTTAAACGCGACACAAAAGGTTGTCGTTGAGAAGTTGCCAAAACCGAACACGATTATAGTCGGCAAGGATAAGGGTGTTTATTATGGTGGCGGCAGTAGGCTTGAAACGGGCTTGGAAATGGTTGTCCCAGAGCATGAGTACGGACATCACGTTGATTGGGAGCTTGGGACTGCGACCCGTGCGCGTAAGACATGGTTTAGTACCAAGCGGGAATTTAGAGATGCGTTTGAGGCAGATGTGGAGCTAATGGGGCTGCGAACCGCACGTCAGGTCGTTTTGACAGATGAGAAAATAAAATTTTTAAAACAAGTAAGAGATGATTTGTTTGAATATAAAGAAATGGAAAAGACATACACTCGCGGATGGCGTAAGGGTATGGTCACAAAATATAAAAGCTGGCAACCAAAAGATGGGAAAGATGGTGTCACATCAATCGCTGATATGATGGACGCTGCCACAAAAGGATATTTTCATACCGATATGCAAGTTTGGGGGCATGGGAAGAAATATTATCAGGATAGAGACAACGATGTTATTGAAACCTTTGCCAATATCTTTTCCTTGCTTAACGACAAAGCCCAGTTAGAATATGCGCGGAAGCTTTTTCCAAAGACTATTGCTCTCGTTGAGAAAGCATTAAAGGATTATGCAGATGGATAAGGTGCAGCTTAGGCAGCGGATTGAAGCGATTGATGACAACGACCAGTGGGTCCAGCTTTATATAGACTACTTTGGCAAAGAGCCCCTTGTAAGCGGCGCAGAGTGGGGCGCAGCGCCGATAGAGAGCGTTGTGGATGCCATCGTTAATGATAGGCCATTACCCGACCCAGAGCCCACCCCAGCGGGTTTAGTCTATTGATTTTGTTTGACGGGTTCAAAAACCTTTTTAGATATGCTAGATTGGCACAAACTTAGATAGAGGGCGGGGATGCCTTTACCTAAACCACATTCTGGAGAAACACGCGATGCCTTCCTTGGGCGTTGCGCCAGTGATGATAAAATAATAACAGAGTTCCCAAACAGAGATCAGAGGATCGCCGTTTGTATCAGCCAATTTAACGAGGGCAGCAAAATGACAGATGATGAAACTCAAATCGATGTCGAGGAGTACATCGCTGAGCAAGAGGCCAAGATGGAAGATGGCACCTTAGACGTCAAGTTTGACATTAAGGCAATGGATGACCAAGAGGACAAGGGCGAGTTTAGCGGTTACGGCTCGATCTTTGGAAACAAAGACCTTGGGAACGATGTGGTTGTTGAGGGCGCTTTTGCACAGTCGATAGGCCGTAAGGGGCCGAG